TGTCATTACGACAAATAACGTTGAACGATTTCGGATTGATGCAGCGGGTGACGTCGGCATCGGGACGAACGATCCAACCTACAAGTTGGACGTCAATGGAACTGCGAGATTCACTGAGGCAATTACTGGTAACCTGACGGGTAATGTAACGGGTAATGTTTCGGGTAACGCGGCCTACGCGACCAGTGCGGGTTCCGCCACCAACGCGGGCTACGCAACGACTGCTGGAACCATAACAGGTCAGGCAAATTCTGCGACAATCACAGCCGCTACCGCTGCTACTGCCAGCACAATTGCCCAGAGAGATGCGAGTGCGGATATAAATTGTCGTTTAGTAAGACCAAACTACGCGAATTCAACTACGATAAGTGGTGCGATGGCATATAGAGTCAATAATAGCAACGATAATTACATACGTTTCTGTAGCGACACGGCTGCCATACGAACGTACCTCAACGTCCCCACTAGAACTGGTGGTAATGCATCGGGGACGTGGGGTATAAATGTTAACGGTTCAGCCGCATCAGCCACCAATGCGACCTACGCGGCCAGTGCGGGTTCCGCGACCAACGCGACCTACGCAAACAGTGCGGGTTCAGCCGGCAACATAAGCACTTCAAATGCTACTATGCCCGCATACATTAAACACGCGAGTGATACCAATACATACTTTGGGTTTCCAGGTAATGATACGTATGTCATTGGGACAAGTGGCGCTGAACGATTTCGGATTAATTCGGAGGGTGACGTCGGCATTGGGACGAACGCTCCACAACTCTCTTTGCATGTCCATAATACATATGCTGACCAGACGGTTGCACCTGATGGTGGGACTACGGCAGGTCAGATCGTGCTTACAAACTCTAAAACTGGTAATACCCCATATGCAATGGCTTTGGGTGTAGATCAGACGATTGGCATAGGCTATTTAAATGCGGCGGGTAATGGAGCAAATCAGGCAGTCTGCTTAAACACACGAGGTGGCAACGTCGGGGTTGGGACGACGAATCCAACCAGTCTGTTACACGTCCAGGGGGACATATATTCCCCGGATAACATAAAATGTTATAACATTGCAAGAGCCCAGGCGAACGCGGGCGGTTTCAGATTTGACACTTTTAATACTAACACTCCCATTGTATATCCAGTTAGACATTATGCTGGAGGTTCAATAGGTACAGTCAACGACTCAGCATATTTGGGGTATGCCTCCGTAAAATGGAACCATTTTTTCGTTAACACTCTTTATCGTACCACTGAATATTCACTCTCAGATGACCGTGTCAAGACCGGCGAGTCCTTAATTACAAATGCCACAGAAACACTACTTAAATTAAAGCCTCAGATATACGACAAACATTCATTTAAATATGATGAAATAACGGACGAAGAATACTCTAACGTGAATGCAGATGGTTTAATATATGATAAAGTCACGGAGACTTGGGTAGATCGTTCTGAATACGTGAGGAATACATTGCCTACAAAAGACAAGCACCCTTGGATAAAACGAACCTTATCTAAAAACAAAATCAAGGAAGCGGGTCTCATTGCACAAGACATTTGGTATGATGTTCCAGAATTGAAGTATATCGTTAGTATGTCCGATGATGCGTCACCGGCAGAAGAGAAACCCGTCGGTGGGGAAGACCTTCAGCAAGACCCTGATTACGACGCCGCTGGATGGGGAACGACCGAGGCGACTGTAAGCTACACAAACCTTATATCATATCTTATTAAATCAATTCAGGAACTCCATGAACGAATTAAAGTTTTGGAAAATCCAACTAATTAATTTAGAATGTGATTGGTAATATTCTCAACTCGCCTCAGTCTTGGCGAGACTGGATGCTTTGGAGAGTGCTTAATGTCCCGAGTGACGTAGTCACTCATACTCCTCTTTCTACAAACTTCTTACAAACTGAATTGGAGTTTCTAAAGTTCGTCCCACTTAAAAAAAACTCTCACTATACTATAAAATGTCTGGTGGTATTGCCCAACTCGTGGCTGTCGGTGCTCAGGATGCGCACCTTGTCGGCTCACCCGAAATTAGCTTTTTCCGCTCTACCTACAAGCGACACACAAACTTCTCCCAGACCGTGGAACGCCAAGTGATCCAGGGGAATGTGTCCAATGGGGGTATGTCCACTGTTCGCTTTGAACGCAAGGGGGATCTCCTCAGCTATGTGTACCTCGTCCCAAATGACGGCTCTGCCACCCAGGGATACAGCGCTGCTCAATGGCGTACCAAGATTGCTAAGGTTGAACTCCTTGTGGGTGGTCAAGTCATTGATGACCAAGACTCCACGTACTCTACTCTCATTGCCCCAGTGCTCTCAGCCACAAACTCCTCCAAGTCGGTTTCTGGTGACCTTTTCGGTGGTGCCACTGCCTCTCGTTTCTACCCACTTCGCTTTGCTTTCTGCGAAAACCTCCAAACTGCCCTTCCCCTCATTGCTCTCCAGTACCACGATGTGGAACTTCGCATTACTTGGGGCTCTGCGGCGGCCACTGACAAGTGGGATGTCTACGCCAACTATGTGTACTTGGATACCCAAGAGCGTGAGTTCTTCGCCTCCAACCCACAAAATATGATCATCACCCAAGTTCAAAAGGCGACGGCCTCCCTCACCAAGATCCAGGAGCTCAACTTCAACCACCCAGTGAAGTACCTTGCCGCGGGTAAGGCGTCAGCCCTTGAAATCCTCAATGATGACAACAAGCTCAAGCTTCAAATCAACGGTACCGATGTGGCCGATTACAAGTTTGCCGATCCAAACTTCTCCCACGTCCCACTCTATTTCAACACAACCAATGCCGCCAAGCCGGCGACCGTCAAGACCCTCTTTGTGTACCCATTCTGCTTGGATACTGGTAAGCTCCAACCCACCGGGTCTCTCAACTTCTCGCGTCTCGACTCAGCCCGTATCGTCAATGATACCCGCGACTGTGATGACGACATCTATGCCGTGAACTATAACATTCTCCGTATTGAGAATGGTATGGGCGGCCTTTTATATTCTAACTAATTAATAACCCGCAATGTTGAAGATACTCTTTCTCCTCGCCATCGTTTTTGTATTGACGTACGATCCCAAATCCAGGACACTTGAAAAGTATGTTGGTCTACCAACACCATCCACTCAAAAGTCGTGTGAACCTACGCATTACGAAGCCGTGCAATTTGCCCAAAGTCCATATGAATGCCCACCATCAGGTAGAACCAATATGGGTGTCCTTACTTAAAAGGAAGAATCGTCAGTAACCTATAATGATTCAAATGGACCGCGAAACCCTCATGATGATTGCCACGATTGTCGCAATCGCTGGTGTTATCTTTCTCTTCAGAGAGATGAATAAGGCCAAACAAGATGTTGAAAATCTCAAGAACTTCTCAGCCCACGTGGTCCAGCGTCTCAGTGCCCCCGAACCAGAACCACAACCAGTGCCGGTTGCCGAAAAGAAGGAAGTAGATACCGAAGAAAAGGAGGAGGAATAAACATATCCACTTATTATAACTTGCGAATGCGCAATGAAAAAATACAAAGCTATAGCGATACCGGTCAGCTTTGCTGACGACAAGCCCCGATTTCTCACGGTGAGGGATCGGAGGTTCAAGGATTGGATATTTGTGACAGGGGGGTGTAGACGGAGGGAGATCTTTAACCCCCTCCGTTGTGCCCTTCGGGAATTGGAGGAAGAGACCCGTGGGGTGGTTGCCCTTAAGAGTGGTGAGTATACAGAGTTCAAGTTCATAGTGAAGGAAAGCCCCACTGTCGACTTGGAGTATAATGTGTATGTCTTCTTCGTGGACTACACTCGTTCACAACAACAGGCGCTCGTCAAGAAGTTTTATGAAGAGAAGCAGAAGACAAACCTTAAAAAGATTAATAAACAACCCATAAAAAAGACCTACGATGAGAATGACTATATGAGTTTTGATACCCTCGAGGAGTTTAATACACGTAAGCAGTGGAGGCGCATTGTGGATAATGTCGTAAAGAATCCAGAGTTTTATTCGTGTGTAACTTCTCTCAATAGAAAAACATTCTCTATAAAGTAGAATGAAGTCAAAAGCTTATATTTTAATGCAGATTGGAGAACTCCTCCAGTCACATCGTGGCCTATGTTCAGAGGAGGTTGAGGAATGGATAAAGGACAACGAAGAAAAGACAGTCTATGAACTTCTCACGATAAAGAAGGAGTTGGCAGAATCACCCAAGGAATTTCCAGATGTTTCTGTGATGGGGTGGTTTAGAGGTTAGACTCGATACAAAGGTATGTTTAAAAAGTGGTGCAAAGAACAAAAATTGAATAATGCAACCAATCTATCACATGTGCTCATGGACGGTGGTGTCCTCTCCGTGCCATTTGATAAATTGAATGAGTTCCACGAAAAGTATATTGAAGCTGTCCGTTC